AGCGCGATGGCATCGCCAATGTAGAATGGCACGCCCGTCTGCGTTCCCGGAGCGGCGCTTAATGTGATCTCTCCAAGCCCGGTGATGCCCGCACCAACGTAGCCGGTGATCGTGTAGGTGGTCCCGCCAATATTCACCTGCTGGCCAACCACGCTGGCATCGAGCGGGAATCCCAACTCCACCCACATCACATCGCTGTTGGCTGGTGATCCGCCGTCAGAATTGGCCGTATTGCAGATCCCGTAGCTGGTGGTGTATCCGTACTGGTTCTCGTACACGACGCTGCGCAGCACGCCGATCAGATCGGAGATGGCGGCCTCAGTCCCGGCGCGCAGTGTGATTGATGGCTGTGCTTGGGAGATGAGCAGGCGGGCACGGTACACCGAGTCGGGCTCAATCGCAGAACCAGGCGCAGCGGCAGAGCCATTCGTCACCGAAGTCCACCCAGAAGTGGGCGTGACGATCTGGTTGATGTCGCCTGGGTTCGCCGTAATATTACCCGTCTGCTGCGCGGTCGCGATGACGATCACAGCACCGCCGGACCCGATGGTTGCCGGGGATGCCACGTTCCAGAAGTTCCCGTTCACGTCTCGGACGGCCCCGTTGAGCACCACTGTCCCTGGCGTTCCGGTCAACGTGAGCAGCGCGGTGGAGAATGACGCTGCCTTGCGCGCAGGGCCGATGATGCGACCGCACAGGTCAAGGCCAGCGCCAATCGCGAGCTGCGGATTGAAGCCAGTGTAGACGGCCTGAAGGCACTGAGCAGCGTCGTTGGCTTGGAGGGCACGGATGGCTATATCTTGATAATCGGGGCTTGAGCTGTCAAGGACCGCAGCGGCGCCGTAGATCGCTTGGTACTGCGCGACGAGATATTGGAGGAAATCGTTAAAAGTAGGGATCGTCAGGCCGCTGCTTCCGACGCTAGGCGCTGCATAAGCCATGGATGTTCCTTATTTCGTCCCGATGATGGTTAAGCGCTGCAGTCAGTTCTATGGCGTACAGGCTCCGCCAGTGATCGCCGTGATGATGCCACCCAGGATTCGGCGACTTCATCCGCCGCGCTGAATATTTGATGCCGGCCCATTGGCTAGACGCGCTAGAGTTCTGAGGCTGAGCACGCGTCACTTCGTCACCCAGGTTAGCGCGCTAGCCACCTCTTCACAGAATTGCACGACCGTGTTCGCGGCAGACGTTGTATTAAACCATATCAAACCTACGGTCGAGCATGTGGGGTTGGACGGCTGCACGTAAATGAATTTCAGAGGTGTGACCACATCGTGGACAAAAGCGTCTGTTGCGAGATCCGTGCTCGTATCGCTGGTGGTCTGCGTCGTGGCTGTTGTCCCGTTGGGCAGCGCGGGCGTGCCGCTGAGGTTTGCCGCCGTCCCCGAAAACGTGGAACCCCACACCGCACCCCATGGATTGAGGTAGGTGCCCAAGTTCATCCCGCTGAGCGGCGACCAGCAGCCCGCGATCCCGACGGAGTTTTGGCAACTCAAAAAGCTGCCGAAGTTAAACTGGCTCGCGCCCCCCGATCCCGTCGTCGTCAGGTCAAATGAGTAGGTATTGGTGGAATCCAAAACGCGCGGGAACCCCCCGCTCTTGAAGTCCAGCCGCGACGTGACTGTGCCGCCCGCGATGGTTGGCGTGGTGAGCAGCGGCGAAGCAAGCGTCTGGTTGGTCAGCACTGAGTCTACGCCGTTGCTGTCCCACGCATCCCACGTATTCCATAGCCGCCGCTGTGTGCTCCAGACGTAGGAATCGGGCGAGTAGTAGGTCGGGCATCCCCCGGCTGCCGCGAGGCATTTCCAGCGATTGTCGATGAGGTCTATGCCAGGAAGTGAAAACGAAAATGCGGATACCGTATCGCCACCCGGAGCCGTGCCGGAAAGGTCCGTTTCCCACGTGTTGCCGCTCAGTTCGATGGGCGCGGCGGCGGCGTAGCTGGTCGCTCCACTTACGTTTGGCCACTGCCACGTAACCGGGTCCGACCCGTCATTGACCTGCTGCACCAGGTGGATCGCTCCAGACCCGGCCTCCGAGTATTGAGTGTTCCGGATCTTGATTCCGCCCTGCCCCGCCCATGTTGTAGACTGCCCAAAGCCAATCCAGAAGGGTGTGGTGGAGATATTCCAGAGCTTCACGCCATCCACAATACTGTCTCCCGTTCGGTCCAGCCTCATAGCCCACTTCACGTCGTGGATTTTCCCTCCGCTCCACTTGACCACGCCTACGCTGGTCCCGGTCACCGTGGTGGGCATCCCAAAACCAGTCTCGAATCCGCTGATTTCGTTCCCGTCGTAAGTGACCTGTGCGCTGTGTAGGTTGTAAGCGTGCATCATCGCCGAAATGCCGATACTGCCCGCCACCGAGGCCCCAGGCCCTATCACGATGTTGTGATCGAGGACGGAATCGGGTGCCTGATCGGGGTAAATAGCAATACCCTGGCCCGCTGTAACTGAGACTGTATTGTGGTGGAGGGTCACGCGATCCATGATCGGGACATACGACGAACCAATCGCAACAATTCCGCGAATATCGTTGTCCGAGATGGCATTATCGGTCATCAACTCGCCATCTTGATTGGGCTCCCAATCGAAGCCCAGACCTGGAGTGAGCAGGTGGTTATTGTGAAACTGATTATGGCTCCCGGTGGTCAGCACGATGTCGCGGCGCGTGTTTCCTTGCAGCGTTAGGCCGCTAAACTCTCCATTGTCACTAGGACCTTGCGGCGTGTAGCCCACAAACAGGCCATCCAGTCGATTATTCTGCAAGATTACGTCATGTACTTTGCAGTTCAGGCAGTTGGTGATATTGACTCCGGCCCCCGCCCAGCTTGCGTTGTGCCCGCTGTCCTTGGACGAGTTGTTGGCCTTGTTTCCGTCGATCACAAGATCGTGGATGTCCACGGTCTGCGCCACGTAGGTGGGCGTTGTGCTGTTCGCGTTCAAATAGTGGGCGGGGCTTCCTCCTCTTGCCGAGGCGCTGCTGTCCCAGTTCTGGACCGTCGAGAAGACGTTGCCGTTACAAGGGTAATCGAAGTATGCTACCCACGGGGAGTTGGGCACGCCACTTCCATTGGTTGGAGTGGCAGTAGTTGAAGACCCAGAGGAGTTCTGATAGATGTAGTCGTAGGTAGGGACGCTCTGCCAGTTGTATACAACTACGGCCCCTGCTGCGTATGTTCCTGCGCTCCACGTCGGCGGCGCATCGCAAACGTGATCTCTCAACTTAATGATACTGCCGGCGGTTTCCCCGACGATTTCCACATTGCTCAATAGCTGGATTCCCGCCGCTCGGTAAGTTCCCTTTGGAACGACTACCTGGCCGCCCCCCGCTGCGTTCACCGCGACGATGGCCTTATTGAAGGCCGCGGTGTCATCGGTCGATCCGTCGCGGACTGCACCATAGTCCAGCACACTCACAATGTCTGATAATTTGCTTGCCACCGTCCTCGTCACGGCCCCTGTGCCGGGAGCGGTGTAGGTAACTTGGGATGCGGGAGCTGGCGATGCCATCTTATTCGCATTCAACCACGTAAAGTTCTGATTGATGATCGGGTAAGACGCGCCGACGTTGTTCGGAACGACAACCACGCCCTGTCCGGTCATCATCACAGGAGAGCACGCAGCAATGAGCAACGCGCCGATGAACACAGATTTGCTTTGCATATTTGATTTCCTTACTGCCAGAGGACGCCAGAGTACACAGACCACCGAATCCCGCCGAGTTGCGCCCACGTCAAGCCGGAATCCAATGTCCCCGGCCCTTGCTGCGCATTTGCCAGAGCGATATCCCCGAACACCGTTTGCACGACAGCTTGAAACGTATAGGCCCGCGACGTTCCGTTGTACTGCACGCTCATGGCGGAGATCCCCGTCACGCCAATCGTTGAGAGAATCTGCTTGCGCAGGATCATCGCTACGCCCTGATTGGTGTTCGGAACCCCCAGGATCTGCTGGAACAGCGGGATGCCCTCGCTGAGCGCCAACCACCAGTCGCCCTGGTAGAATTGCATCCGCTCTGCCAGGATAATTCCGAGAGCCTCGATGTCCACCGCGAAATTCTGCAAGCCGTGGCCGCGAAGTGGATCTCCGTTTTGATCCAAGTTGCGGGTCAGGATTTGCGGAGCTGTCGTAGTTGGCGCAAGAGTTGGTGTCATAATACTGGGCCTGTTGGGCTGCCGGACGCTGCGCTCGTATGGGTGTGAAGTAGGAACGCGCGCGCCATGCTTTCAGACCCGAGCGTCACCGTCGGCGCGATCACGCTCGCTTCGACACTCGCCTTCACGTCGGCGTTCTGCGCGTTCACTGTTACCGTTCCATTTGGAGACGTGATGGAGATGTCTCCGTTTGGGCTCAGGCTGATCTTCACGGTCCCGGCATCGTTGCGAAGCTCCATATCCGTGGTGGAGAAGTCCTGGAGCCCCCGCGGCCCCGAGCGCAGCATGACGGCGCAGATGCCGTCGGCCAGGTTGTGCCGGCGCGGGCTGACAGGCCACTGGGTTTTGATCCCCAGCGGGTTCGATGGATCGAGCGGCGCCCCATTCTGAAACCACGCGTCGATGCAGGTGTCGCTGAATACGACCAGCACCTCGTCGCCAGGCGCCACGGGAAACGTCAGGTTCCAGCCGCCTCCACAATAAGCAGCCAACGGGATCTGCTGAAGAAGTGGAAGCGCCTGAGCGTTCGTGTACGGCTGCAACTTAGTGGGGATATCGTTCTGGAACACGTATTCGACGGTGGCAATCGCAACGTCCACGGTGGCTGGCGGCCCCGGATTGAACGCCTTCACCACACCAGGCAACGCCACGCGCGCCTTCTGCATAATGGCCGTGGAGAGCTGCCGCAGAATAGCCGTCTGCGGCGATAGGCGCTCTTCCAAGCTGGGACCGAAGTTAGAGTCGGGTGCTGGCATTGGGTTCTACTGCGCCGGCCCCTGCGGAGCCGTGCTGAACTGCGGGCTCATCGCCCTAACGAAATTCGAGAAGAAATTGAAGTTGACGCCAGTTACTTCCGTGTACCAGCTCGAACCTTGGCCGCGCGAGTCGCCATAATACCGAAGCCCCGCTATGGCGTACATGGCATCGCGCGCGGCAATGGGCGGATAGTCTTGGAATGGCGTGAACTGGAGTGGGTTGACCACAGTGCCCTTCGCAAGCTGCACGACCTTGCCAATCCGCAACGAAGAGTCCATCAACACACGGAAGGTCGCGCCCATCATCGTTACGCCCATCCCCGTCTCGGCCGGCAGCGCGATCTGCTGCGGAACGTCGAGCAAACTTGGCTTGTAGTTGAACATCCCGGCGGTCACATTCCGCGGTATATTCGGCGTCCCATAGGTGAAGTCCGGTTGCTCTGGTTGCGTCCGAAAGCTCTGCACGTTCATAGTGGGCTTATTGCCAGCCCCCGGCGCCGCCGGTTGGAGCCACGCGAACAGGGTCGTCTGCTGCATCAACTCGCGGAACGCGTCGAACGGCTTCGAATGGATCGGTACTGGCCGCGGGAACGACTTCCCACTCATGAGGTCAATCGCATCGGAATCGGCGTTGATGACCATCCCCGCCTTTTTCCCTATCTGCTGCATCGACGAATAATACGTCGCCCCGGCCGGCAGGCTGAAACTCACCAAGTTCAGCGAGTCCTCCATCAAGCCGCAGAGGCATCGCAGCTTCAAGACCCAATCCACCACGCCGATGCGCGTCCAGACCGGATGAAAGACTACGCCAGAGAAGATGACATTCCCCTCAGCGTTGAACTGGCCGGACTGATCCTGGTAGCCTGCGCTGATTGTCACCACGTCGCCGGAAGAGATTTGCTGATTTGCGCTGAGCGTCTGGCCCTGCGATGTCGAGA